CTACAAAGAGTACAAAAACAAAAAGTAGTAAAGGATTAGGTGACACTGTAGAGAAGGTGTTCAAAGCTACTGGCGTAGATAAAATCGCTAAGTGGGCTCTAGGAGAGGATTGTGGGTGCGAAAATCGCAAGGACATACTAAACAAGATGTTTCCTTACGCAAACCCAGAGTGCTTAAATGAAGAGGAGTTTGAGTTTCTACACTGGTATTTTACCACTAAACCTCCTGAGATTACAGCAGACCAGCAAAAGAGATTGATTGCTACATATAACAGAGTGTTACACCAGAAGGCAAAGCCAACAAGATGTACCCCTTGTTTTATAAATAGTATTCACGATAAGTTATATAAAATATATAAAGAGTATGCAAAGCAATACGATTAGAGATATACATTCTCTTGAGAAGTCCGCAGTATCCACATTGAATACCTATGGATGGAATTTACAGTGGACTGGAGAAGGTATGTCTCACTGGGACGCAAAAGGATATACACCTAAAGGTAACAAGTGTATTATAGAGATGAAGTTCAGGGATTCATATTACTATAGTAAGATGCTAGAAGAATACAAATATAAAGCTCTTATGAATTTAGACGCCGACATTGTTAAGTTATATTATGTTAGTGACCCAAAAGGTAGTTATATATTTCACTTAAACAACTTCACTAAACTAAACAAAAAAGTTATACCCTGTCCAAAGACAACATTATGGAGTGACGCTAAAGTAAAGAAATATGTTTACCTACTAAATGAATGTGATGCGTCACTGATAATGAGAAACAACTGACAATTATATTGTTATTTCAATATGCCACTACTACGACCAAAGAAATACGAGAAAAACAAAGACTTCATTCAAAGATGTATGGGTAATGCTAAGATGGGAGAAGAAAACCCAGATAGAGACCAGCGTTATGCCGTATGCCAAACAATCTGGAAAGACCAGTTTAATCCAAAAAAGTAATTAACAATTTTGTTTATTAGATAATTCTTTTATATATTTGTACTCAAATCAAGTACAGATGACTATAAAGAGAATTATACGATACCCCCTTAATCTTGTAAGAGCATCTATAGCAATCATAACACTCGTTGTGTTCTTTTGCTTAGAGACCCTACTCCTTACTGTATATCACGGAGTAGAGACACCATTAAGGATAGCCCTTAATTGGATAGAGAAGTTTATTAGTTACACAATTAAATACATAAAGTAATGAAGAGTAATTTAGATACAGTAAGTTTTACATATAATATATCGGGATTAAAAACACTTGGTAATCCGATGAAGGACTCTCAGGTTATCGAGTCTATAGCACGCCACGACAAAAAGGGTGTCTTCCTTGAAGAGTTGAATTCGCTACCTTATTTAGACAAGAAGAATAAAGTTAGGTGCGATATTAAGCTGCTAGTTAAGTTGAGTTCTGGCAATAACTATCAAGTATCAGAGACATTAATAGAGGTTATTAGATTATTAAGCAAACATTATAATACAGAGGAATAATGGGAAAATCAGGAGAAGAATTTATCAATTTTATTGAGAGACAACAACTCGAAGCAGGTGACGAGGCTAAGAGAGCGTTCTATGAGGATATGGAGCGACAGTACTATGAGGCTAAAGAAGAGAGAGCCTATATGCAGACAGATGAATATAAGCAAAAGCAACAAGCCACAAGAGAGATGTTGTGGAGTGTGTTCAATGACTTTCACCCTCACACTTGGAATTATGGGAGAGAGTAATTGTTGCGGTTCGCCTGAATGGATAGAGGGCACTGGTATATGTAGTTTGTGTGGAGAACACGCTGAATTTGAAACAGAATAGATATGAAAGATACATTAATGACTACAGACGGCAAGTTCTGGGAATACGATGAACTGCTAAAGAAAATGGATGATGACAACTTCTACTATGGTTACTTAGGAAAGTATGCTCTTAGTAGTAGTTCAGTAAAGAAACTTTTGGATTCTCCAAAGGCTTACATTAAATCATTAAGACAAAGAGACGACACCCCTGCGCTATTGCAAGGTAAACTCGTGCACCTCGCTGTGTTAGAGCCTGAGAAGTTTCAGGAGTTAAACTTCGTAGATGTACAGAGTAGAAACACTAAGGCGTTCAAAGAGGCACTTAGCCAGAACTCTGAGACATATACAATAAAGGAGTACAATAATGCTATGTACCTAGCTGAAGCAGTCGCTAACAATAAACACGCTACTGAGTTGTTAGATGGAACTAAGAAGGAAGTTCCAGCAGCGGGGATGTTGTTTGGCAAGCCATTCAGAGCTAAGGCAGATGCTTTAGGTTCAGGGCGCATAGTAGATTTGAAAACGTGCCAGAACATAAATAAATTCCATTGGAGTGCTAAGGACTATAAATATATGTGTCAGGCGTATATCTACTGCCAGTTGTTCAATGTGGATTACGCTGACTTCTTTTATATAGCAGTTGACAAGGGAACTAATGACATTGGAATCTTTGATATGTCAGAAGAATTTTATAACTTAGGCGAAAGTTTGGTTGAGCAAGCAGTTGAGGTTTATACTAACGAAATACAGAACGGTATGAACGAATTGCACAACTACACGATTAGAGGAACGCTGTGATAGAAGATGACTACAAATCAATAATTGAAGACCATAAAGACAATTTCCTTTTGTCTCTAAGACTTGGAGTGCTACGAGTAGATGAGTTAAGACTTCTACTCGACCACTTCAGGGAAATGGAAGACTACGAAATGTGTCAAGGTATTACGAACGCTTACGTTGAATATAAAAATGAATTAGATGAACATTGAATTTGATATATTAAGAGATATTACACAAGAGGTTTGCAAGGTAGACCCATTAAAAAACAATAGAACTAGAGAGGTTGTATATGCACGAATGATTATGTATAAAGTCCTACAACAGTTCCACAGATACAGTTACACTGCGATAGGCAGGATGTTTAAAAAGAATCACGCCACTATATTGTATAGCATTAACCAGTTTAATAACATTGTTAAGTCAGAGGATTGGATTAAAATTAGATATCATACAGTTGTCAGTGAGTACACAAGAGAGATTAGTTTACAAAATGAAGCCATCTCAGATGTTTACCTAAAGAACAAACTTCTTGAATCTCAACTTAGTTCTCAGAGAAGAGTTATAAGAGAGTGTAAAGAGATATCTGATATAATTGGAGACTTGCCCGAAGACAAGGTGGATCAGATTACTGACAAGCTTCGTATGTTAGTCGAGGTTGCTAAACAAGAGATAAAGCCTCGTAATCAACAAACAGAAGTATATCAATCAATATCTTAATATGGCGAATAGAAGACGTAAAACAAAAGAGGAAATAGACAGGGATGTGAAGTTCATCCCTATTCCTGAATGGAAAAACACTTATCAATACCACAGAACCAATAAGCGTTCTACATACGTTGACTTAAATAATAAACGATGAAGCAAAAGAAATGGACTCAGGCTCAAAGGATAGCTAATCTGGAGAAAGCTACTTCTAATCTCTATATGATGATTCAGGCGATAATTGACAAGTTGCCTAAAGAAGAAAACACTGATGAAAAAAAGTAGTTACTTTAATTAAAGGTGGCGTATGTCTGAAGAGCAAGAGTTTAAGAAACAGGGAGTTATAAGCTCCAAAACACAGAAGTGGTTAGCTGACAAGAAGCGTAAGGAGGAGGAGGTTAAGAATAGTCCTGCGCCTAAACCTAAATCAGAACCAAAGGCAAACAAGCCAACTATTGTAAAAGAAGAGCACCAGAAGTATTCTGATGGTCGCAGAGGTAACGGAGCTGTTAAGGGAGTGTCAAGAGGACAAGGGCGCAAGCCTAAAGCTAAAGAGGAGGAGATAAAGAACTTCGCTCTTGGTTCAATGAAACGTGCCTTTGGCAGTGAGAAGAAGGCTTGGGAATCTCTAGCTAATATGAGTAAGGATTCATTCCCACACTTGAGACTTCTTTGGGAGTACAAGTATGGTAAGCCAAAAGAACAAAAGGATTTAAATGTAAAACAGGAGGTGAACATTCCTGTAATCTCATTCCTTAATCCAGAGAATACTATTGATATTGAATCCGAAACACAAGACGATGGCGAAGAAGATAAAGCATAGTTACTCTCCGTTCTTTAATGGAAGGACAGAAAGCGATTTCGATTGCGTTGAGTATGAGGTTGGTAGAGATAGGTGTAGTGAGCAATGTGAATTTTGCAATTTAGACCCTCACACCAAACGATGAAAAATGTTCAGCTCAATCCTAAATATCACTCGGTATTCGAATCTCCATCCAGATACCATATATGTACTGGCGGTAGAGGTAGTGGAAAGTCTTTTGCGATAAATACCTTTTTGGTATTGCTCACTTACGAAAAAGGACATAAGATACTTTTTACTCGATATACTATGACTTCAGCAAGTATGTCTATTATACCAGAGTTTCTGGAGAAGTTAGACCTTATGGGTATTGGCGGTAACTTTACTGTCACAAAGACTGAAATCATAAACAACCTTACAGGGAGTAGTATATTCTTCAGTGGTATTAAGACAGCCAGTGGAGACCAAACTGCAAAGCTAAAGTCCATTCAGGGTGTCACCACATTCGTATTGGATGAGGCGGAGGAGCTTACAGATGAAGAATCGTTCGATAAGATAGATTACTCTGTAAGAGCGATGGGTACGCAGAACAGATGTATCTTAATTCTAAACCCCACTACAAAAGAACACTGGATATATCAAAGGTTCTTTCAGAACAGAGGTATTCCAGATGGTCACAACGGAGAGAATGAGAATGTGAATTATGTACACACTACATACTTAGATAACAGGGTGCATTTGTCTGAATCATTTGTAGCGCAAGTGGAGGATATGAGAACGAGAAGACCAGATAAATATAAGCACCAGATATTAGGTGGCTGGTTAGATAGGGCTGAAGGAGTTATCTTTACTCACTGGCGCATTGGAGAGTTCGATGACAATCAAGATGCAATCTTTGGTCTCGACTTTGGTTTCTCAACAGACCCCTCAGTACTTACTGAAATTGCAATAGACAAGACACGCAAAATAATATGGATTAAAGAGCACTTCTACAAAGCAGGTATGTCTACCTCCAACATATTCGAGATGTGCCGTAGAATCGCAGGAAAACAACTTATAGTGTGTGACAACAGTGAGCCTCGACTAATAAGTGAGCTGAAGACTAAAGGACTCAATATAACGCCAACGATAAAGAAGAAGGGAAGTATATTGACAGGAATCGCCTTAATGCAAGATTACAATATTGTTATAGATAAAGAATCCATCAATACAATTAAGGAGTTCAATAATTACGCTTGGAAACTAAAGGGTAGTATTCCACAGGATAATTGGAATCACAGCATTGATGGTAGTCGGTATGCAATCCAATACCTGCTTACTCGCTCTGTTCCGAAGGGGATGTATGTTCTTCGTTAGAACGCTCTATCTCTTTCTGTAGATTAGCAAGAGCTCTCCACGCTACTTTAGCTGAATGGCGCACCCCATCTGTATCTATTGTACCAGCCTCAAGTAAGTGGCGAGTTAGTGCATCTAATTCATCGCCAGATTTACTTCTATCCCAATGCAGAGGTTTATCTGGATTGTGTTGCTGATTTCCCATATAAGAACATTGAGCTACTTCTCTTATCGCATCAGGGAAATAATTAAGCACTCCACTGCAAACAGGTGTTTGTTTCCTTGTGAATTTAATAGGGGTCTCTGTGAATTTAATTGGGGTCGTTTCTTTTTCTTGTACATATTCTATTGCTTCATCAAAATAATCTCCTGTGAATTTAACACCCCCTGTATTTGTTTGTTCCATATCTGTGAATTTAATAGGCATAAAAAAAATACCCTACTCTTTCGAATAGGGTACTTAATAACATTTAAAATATGTACTCAATTATGAATAAAATTATTGAATTACAAATATAGAACAATTTTTTAACATTGGCTTAACATTGGGAAAAAAATTTCTGTTTATGTTTGCAGTATAACAATTTTAAATATAAATAAAATGGAAATACGAATTGATTTTGGTGGCTTTTATGGATATCACGAAGAGTATATTGACGATAAATGTGATATGTATGGCATTGACACTGATAATATTGATTGGGGCAAAACATTTGTCCAGTATAGTGTAGCTTGGTTACACAGATTCACAGATAAGACAGGTGTTGAATTGTTTTTTGCTGGCTTAGATTCACCAAGATACTACAATTATAGTACTGACAAAATAAAAGCTAGCATATTACCTGATATGGCTACTCAATTAATGACATATATAAATGATGATTTTAAAGATTGGGCTTATCCTCAGTTAATTTCAAGGTCTGGTTTTATATCATTTTATGATGGAGTTGATGATTTGATTGAACGTGCTAAAAATGATGATGACGACAAGTCTATTTTATTGGGTATGGTGTGCAATTACTTAATGGAATTGATGGAAGTAAATGACGACATTTACGATTTAGAATATGATATAATAGAATTAAGTTAAATATAAATAATATGGAAAATAAATGGATATATATAAATGAGATAACTACGCTCCACGCTGATGATGACGGCGTATGCTTATCCAATGAATACAATTCAATTACGATTGACCCTTACACTTTAGTGGATTGGTTGCCTAATATAATTGAGTTGGCGTTTCAAGAAAAAGAGAAACGAGACAAAGAGAAAATAGAAGAACTTAAAAATATAGTAAATGAAACAGTTTAAAGTAAACATTCCAAGTCTGGCAAATACCAGTGCGGTATTTAACGCCAGTGACAAAGTAGAATTATTAAAGATAATTTGCCAGAAGTACAATATAGATATTCAGAAGCACCGAATATTTATTCGAGAAGTACAGGATAATCATACACAGGTGCAAGGATAATCATTGTGCAAGGATAATCATTGCATAATAATAATAATAATAATAATAATAAAATAAATATAATAGATATGAGAACAAATGAGGAAATAAAGAAGTTAGACTTTGAACAATTAGGCGAATGTGCAGACGCTCATTCCGTATTGCTTGAAACTCAATTCAATTACAAAGATATATTTTATATCGCTCGTTGTATTTATTATGAGGGTGGTTTTGGTCTTGACGATATTGAGATATTAGATGGAGACTACCAAGAAATAGACTACGATGAAGATGTTGAGGATATTGCCGAGTTACTTCTGGCTGGAATTAATTACGATGCAAACATAAAATGTAAAACTGATTTGCGTTATCTTTAAATTTTATCTGGCGAAAATTATATGCGAACAAAAGTAAATTCAATACCCTGTTGATTTGTGCGCCCTGTGAATTTAATATATATAATGAATTCAGTCGGTGCGCAATTCAATGGGAATAATGAACTCACGTAATTGCATTACCTAGACCCGTTCTAAATAAGCATATTTGTTTGGATATGTTGGTAAATTGTCGTAAATAACGCACGCACGTACATATAGTATATATAGGTAAGCGTAGTTATTTAGAATGAGTATAAACTAAATAAATAGTCTGTTTTTGTTTGGGTTATTAACTTTTTTGTGTATATTTACACTATAATTAAAAACAACATAAAACATAATAAGATGAAAAAAGTAAACAACAACACAATCGACAAAGTAATTTTTTGGTCTATAATCGGAATATTTGTTCCTATGATTTTGGGCGGTATCATTACCATAATAAATAACATTAATTTAGTATCATTTAACTTTTAATAAGATGAGAAACGATAGAGAAGATATAATCGAAAATTTCTTTATGAAGTTAGACAGATTAACGTTTAAGGCGGTGAAGATTATGTGTATATTTGCTCCGCTTTACATATTATTTAGATTAATATTTTAAAACATAAACAGATGAAAAAAATAAAAGTACATCAAATGACCAGTCCACGAACAGGCAACCCTATTGCGAACCAGTTCGAGATATACACCGATAAGGGCGTATACTTCCAAAGCTACCGTTCAATCATAGCGTTCAAACCTCACAAGGGAAAAACACAACTGGACAAAAACTATTGGGATTATTCCCGCACTACCTCAAAATATCGTAATGAGTTTTTGAATGAAGGCATACAAGAAACTAGAGAGAAAATAAAGAGTAAAGAATATAAACTTTTAAACCTGAACTAATATGACACGCAACGATTTTGTATTTATATGCAACGAATACAGTATTTTGCCTAGCATAGTTTTGGAAGATAATTTCGTCAGGAAGATATTGAAAGATGACAACGGCAAATCTAGTGTAAAAAATGAGCTATTACTTTCAACATATATAAAAGAAAATTTTTAGTGATGGCTAATAAAATACAGTTTGAACACTTAATGAAACATAAAAAAGAAATGAGACGATACATAAATTTCACATACGACAACCAACCAACCGAAACAATTGACGAGGCGAAAGACCTCACAGAGGCAAAGTATTTATTAAATGAATACAGGTTAAGCGGTGAGGGTGTATATACACTGAGCAACAAACCAACGGAATGTTGGCAATAAATTAAACAAAATAGTATTTTTCATTATGTTTAGCCCCCGAAAGGGGGTTTTTTTGTACCCTTATTTCGATAGGGTTTTTCTGTTATCTTGTTTTTATTCAGGATATTAGTTTGTTTTGATGGGTTAAATTGATATTAAATAGGTATGTTTTTCTATCGTTTTTAGATCGTTTCTATCCTCCAACCATACCAACATACCACACAATCCCTATTAAGCCCTTAAAACGTCTCTGAATAGCCTTAAATGGCTTTATATGGGGTACTCTGCCTGTAATGATACCCCAGTAGCTAATATACCTCAACTCTATACACAGCCTACCTTCCATCTGCCAACTGAATTCAATACCCCTATGAATCTAATAGGGGGTACAATGTACTATATCATATGTGTTGCACTTACAAATTATATTCGTATATTTGTTTTATGGCAAAACGCAAGAAGAAAGTAATAGACTTAAACAATCATCCAGAGTCATTAAAGGCATTTAGCTGGTGTATGGAAAGAAACATACGAATCTACCCTATC